GGCAGAGGAAAGAAGGCAAGTCCGAGAAGGGCGGCTTGAACGCCAAGGGTCGGGCCTCCGCGAAAGCGCAAGGTATGAACTTGAAACCTCCCCAGCCGGAAGGCGGCTCACGGCGCGACTCCTTTTGTGCAAGGATGAGTGGCATGAAGAAGAAGCTGACAAGTGCCAAGACAGCAAACGATCCGGATTCACGGATCAATAAATCTTTGAGGGCTTGGAATTGTTAGATCTAAACACCGCATGGTCTGCCGTCCTGTCCTTAGTGATTGGATTGTTAGGCTACATGATGAATGAAAAGTTCAGGGAACTGGCTCGTATCAGCATCCTGTTGAACAAAACACGCGAGGAGGTTGCCCGTGATAACGTTACTCAAGCAGAAATTGACCGCATTACAAGTCACATTGACCAACGCTTTAATAAGCTTGAAGAAAAAATTGACCAGCTTATTCGGCAAGGGAAATAATCTTTAAAAAGGTGATGATATGAAAAAGATGAATATGGGCGGATACGCAGAAGGCGGTTTAAACATGGTTAACAAGGGCGGGAAAATGGTTCCTGACTTTGCTGCTGATGGCGTTGGCAAAATGAAAAAGGGCGGCATGACCGGAATGCATAAAATGCCTGACGGCAAAATGATGAAAAATTCTGCTATGAAAACCGGCGGCATGGCCAAAGCAGACATGAAGCAAGATAAGGGCATGATGCAAAAGGCTGTAAACAAGCACGAAGGCCGTTTGCACAAAGGTCAACCTATGACAAAATTAGCTGCGGGTGGCGCATTCCGCAAATCAGCTAATGGCATTGCCACAAAAGGCAAAACCAAAGCAACAATGGTCAAGATGAACATGGGCGGCAAAGCCTGCTAAGGAGTTGATATGGCTACTAAAAAACCAATGAAGAAATTTAAACGCTACGAAGGTGGCGGTGAAGTTATGGGTGAAATGGATCCCATGGAAGCCGCTGCTAAAAAACGTGGCCTAGAGATGTCAAATAAAGAAGCTCCTATAGGCTTCTTTGAACGCATCCGCGCAGGTAACATTGACCAGCCCGGCTCGGAAGCATACAACCGCTTTGGTGCTGGCCGTGGTCGTGATCGCGGTGAGTCGGTATCAGTTAATCAACCTATGCCATCAGCCCCCGCAGCCCCCTCAGCCCCTGCTGCGCCTGCTGCATCTTCACGTCCTTTGTCTGATCCTATGTATTCAGACTACGGCCCTAACACTGGCATGGGTGCTGCGGGCACAAGCGAGACAGTCAAGCCAACACGCCCTACGGCAAATAAACCTGTAGCGCCAGCTAAACCAAGCGGCGGCTCTTACACGCCTCCTGCTACACGCGACAAGCCTAATTTCAGCAATGAAGGCCGCAATACGCCTGCACCAGCCGCCAAGCCTTCTATGGATATTCCAGCCATGAGAGACAACGCTAAAGCTGCTTTGGCCGAAGATCCAAGTGCTTTAATGATGGGTGGCGGTGCAGCCGCTGCTGCTGCCGCTGCTTTGTTGGCCAGAACTAAGTTAGGTAAACTTGGTAAGTTGTTTACAGGCGCAAAAAAATCCACAGGCAGGGACTTGGTGGTATCGCCATCAAAAGGCCCAACTATGGGTAAAGCTGATGACGACCGTGCGGCCAGCGCCTACGACAAGTTAAAGAAAAGCAGTTTTATTAAGAAAAAAGGCGACGATGTTACCGATGTAACGCCTAAGTCTACGTCTTATCGCAGTATGACTGGCGCTGCTAGAGAAGACGCAAGAGCTAACGAAGCCCGAGAAAAGTTGAGGAACTCTAGCTTTATTAAAAAACCAAAAAAACCATTGGATGAATCTGACACTACAGGCGGCGCAGTCGGCTTTAAACGTGGCGGTAAGATGAAGAAGTATGCCTCTGGTGGAATGGTTTCATCTGCATCTAGACGTGCTGACGGTATTGCCACCAAAGGCAAGACACGCGGCAGAATGTGTTAAGGAAATATCATGCGACGTAGACTCAACGACAAACCAGATTCTGGTGGCGGTGGTGGTAGCGGATATATACCTGCTGTAGTAGCCATGAAAACTGGCGTATTTGGCGGCGGTATTGGCGCGGCTCATTTAATTAACAAGAAAAATGAGCGGGATGCTGAAGAAAAAGATAGAAATCAACGCGACGCTGACGCGGAAATGAAGCGTGAATCTCGCGGAGTAAAAAAGCCTGCTAACTTTGGTATTCTTGAAGAAGCCAAGCAAGACGTTAAAGACACCCAAGATCGTGAAAAGATTAAATCCATGGGATACAAAAAAGGTGGTTTTGTTCGTGCCGCCGACGGTATTGCTCAACGGGGTAAAACCCGTGGAAAGATGTGCTAACTATGATGGCAAGTCGTGGAATGGGGGCAATGTCCCCCAATAAAATGCCCGGCGGTAAACGTAAAGCTCGCCGCGATGAAACTGACTTCACTCAATTTGACCAAGGCGGAAATGTTTCCGATAAGGAAAAAGAAGAAGCGGTTAAGTTTGGCGTTCAAAATCCACATTTAAACTTGGATAAAAATGCACAAGAACTGTCTGGTCGTTTAACCGCCGAAAAGAAGTTAGGCAAAAACACATCCTTGCAGGCGTATCTGGACGCAAATATTAATAAACGCGGCCCCGGTGTACAGGGTGCTGGTGTTAACCTTACCCACAGGTTTGCTAAAGGTGGCACAGTAAAAGCCGCCGGTGGTGGTTTATATGCCAATATTGCCGCCAAGAAAAAACGCATAGCCTCTGGTTCTGGTGAGAAGATGCGTAGTGCAGGATCTGCTGGTGCACCTAAGAAGAGTGACTTTGCTGACGCTGCTAAGACTGCTAGATTTGCTGCGGGCGGTCTGGCGCAACAGGCGGCCACAGCTATTGCTATGAAGGCAAAAGGCGTAAAACCTAAGAAGATGGCAGAAGGCGGCAAGTCTACGGTTAACTCCGCAGGCAACTACACTAAGCCTGAATTACGCAAACGCATCTTTAATGCTGTCAAAGCAGAAGCCACGGCAGGTACTGGCGCAGGAGAATGGTCAGCCAGAAAAGCACAGATGGTTGCACAACGTTACAAAAAAGCTGGTGGCGGCTATCGTGATTAAAAAGCCACAGCAATCCCTCAAAGAATGGGGCGACCAGAAATGGCGCACCAAGAGCGGAAAGCCGTCAAGTAAAACAGGTGAGAGATATTTGCCAGAGAAGGCGATTAAATCATTGTCACCGCAAGAATATGCGGCTACAACCAAGGCCAAGCGTGCTGGTAAAGCCGCTGGCAAGCAGTTTGTAGCCCAACCCAAAGCAATAGCAAAGAAAACGGCAGGATTTAGATGACCACTACCGGATCAACGCTTTTCAATATGGATTTCACGGAGATTGCCGAGGAAGCATGGGAGCGGGCGGGTCGGGAGATGCGTTCAGGTTATGACTTGCGTACAGCACGCAGATCAATGAACCTAATGACCATAGAGTGGCAGAACCGTGGTATCAACATGTGGACGATGGAGCAGGGGTTTATTAACCTGACCCCCGGTCTGGCTACCTACGCACTGCCTACAGACACGATTGATCTGTTGGAACAGGTTATTCGTACAGGCCAGAACTCATCCTCCACACAAGCCGACCTCACAATTACACGTATTAGTGTTTCTACTTATGCGACCATTCCGAACAAACTACAGCAAGCCCGTCCAATCCAAGTCTGGGTTCAGCGCCTGTCTGGACAAGTTAATCCAACAGATGCAATCTTGGATGGAGCCATCACCTCCACGGCAACAACGATCACGCTTAACACGGTGGTTGGGTTAGCAGGAGCAGGCTTTATTCGTTTAAACAGTGAAGACATCTACTACACCTACATCTCAGGGAATACCCTTGGTGGTGTATTCCGTGGTCAGAACAACACAACAGCCGCTGCTCAGGCAGATGGCACTGCGGTCTTTGTTCCTCAGCTTCCTGCGGTTACTGTCTGGCCTACGCCTGATAACAGCACGTCCTATCAGTTTGTTTACTGGAGACTGCGCCGGGTTCAAGACTCTGGCGCTGGTACGGAGACTGCCGATATGAATTTCCGTTTCCTGCCATGTTTGGTGGCAGGTCTGGCGTACCAGATTGCTATGAAAGTGCCTGAGTTAATGCCCCGCATTGAGATGCTTAAGGCTGCATACAACGAGCAATTTGATCTGGCAGCCGGTGAAGACAGGGAGAAAGCGGCCATCCGCCTTGTGCCCCGTCAGATGTTCATTGGTGGGAGCATGTAATGGGTAACCGATTTGCATCCGGCAAGATAGCGATTGCTGAGTGTGATCGGTGCGGCCAGCAGTATCAGTTAAAGAAGCTTAAGACTGAAGTCATTAAGCAGCGTGTATATCAGTTGCTGGTGTGCCCAGAATGCTGGGATCCAGATCAACCGCAGTTAATGCTAGGAACATTCCCAGTGGATGATCCGCAAGCTCTACGCAACCCGCGTAGGGATACAACGTATATCACCTCTGGTGTCAACGCCAGTGGTAATTTGTCTGGTGGTTCACGGGACATACAGTGGGGCTGGAATCCGGTTGGTGGAGCCAGTTTTAATGATGTAGGTTTAACGCCAAATTACTTGGTGGCAACGACATTTGTTGGTACAGTAACAATATCTTAAGGAGTTTAAACATGGCTTACACACGATCAGCAGACGGCATTGCCAAAAAAGGTAAAACCGAAGGCAAAAACTTGGGCGATAGCGGCCCAAACCAAAAGGAAATTATGGGCGGCAAGGGCAAAGGTAAGGGTAAAACCAATGCCGATATGCTGTCTATGGGTCGTAACTTGGCAAAAATTGCCGCACAGAAACGAGGCTAATCATGGCTACATTTAGCAAAAAGATGATGGGCAAAGAAGTTGGTGATGCCAAGGTCTACGCGACACCGCACACAATGACTGGTAAAGTCGTTAAAGCTTCTGACAACCCCGGCAGTGGTGATGACCACAGCGATGCCGGGACAGTCAATATGGCTGTAGGTAACGTTTATCGTCGTCCTGCACCAGCAGCCAAAACAACTGGTATCAAAATGCGTGGCGCAGGCGCAGCTACCAAAGGCTTTATGTCTAGAGGCCCGATGGCATGAACTACAGTGAGCTTGTCACGCAGGTAAACGATTACTGCGAGAATTCTTTCCCAACCGTTAACATGGATGTTTTCATCCGTCAGGCGGAGCAGCGCATCTATAACACAGCGCAGCCTGCTAATTTGCGAAAGAACGTGACAGGCTCGTTGAGCGTTGGCAATAAGTACTTACAGTGTCCTTCAGACTTCTTGTCTGTATACAGCCTTGCTGTATATCCGTACAACGCCACAACTGCCACAGGAACGTCTGGTCAAAAGACCATTGTGGTAGCTAGTACGACGGGTATTGAGGTGGGTCAGCAGGTAACGGGGACAAACATTGGAACCAATGCACTGGTTAGAAGTATTGCCAGTACAACCATTACTTTAACGGTGGCTAACAGTGGTACTGTATCTGGCGCGGTAGTCTTTCAAGGCGACTATCTGTATCTGCTTAACAAAGACGTTAACTTTATCCGTGAAGCGTATCCTTTGACAGCACAGTTAAGTGAGCCTAAACACTACGCCATCTTTGGCCCCCAATCTAACGATGTAAACGAGTTGACGTTCATTGTTGGCCCAACACCCAGTTCAGCCTACTACGCAGAGCTTCATTACAACTACTATCCTGAGTCTATTGTTACAGCTACCAATACTTGGCTAGGTGATAACTTTGATTCCGTATTGCTGTACGGCACTATCTGTGAGGCTTACACCTTTATGAAGGGTGATGGTGACATGGTTAAGCTGGCTCAAGATCGCTATGTACAGGCTATTGCTTTGTATAAAAACTTGTCGGATGGCAAGCAGCGTGCTGATGCGTATCGTGATGGTCAGTTTAGAACGGCGGTTGCATGAGCATTCTCCAAACCCAGACCACTAGCTTTAAAACAGAGCTATACACAGGCGTTCATAACCTATCCACCAATACGTTAAAGATTGCTTTGTACACGGCTGCGGCTGATTTAAACGAATCTACCACTGTGTACAGCGCAACTAATGAAGTGACAGGAACTGGGTACGTTGCAGGCGGAGTAGCCTTAACAGGGGTCACAATCAGTTCTTCTGGATATACGGCTTTTGTAGACTTTGCTGATGTAGTCTTTGGTGCATCCGTCACGGCTCGTTGTGCTTTGATCTATAACGTCACACAGGGTAATAAATCCATTGCAGTCCTAGACTTTGGGTCTGATAAAACCTCCACAAATTTCACCATCACAATGCCTGCTAACACAGCCACAGCAGCATTGATTCGTTCTTCTAATTAAGGAGTCAATATGACCACGGAAAAACTCACAGCCACCGACCATGTTTCTAGCGGTCTGACTTGTAATCTTAAAGCCGGTGAGGAAGCAAAAGCTACCGGTGTATTTGAAATCAAGTGCCATGACAAAGACGGCAATCTAAAGTGGGAAGCCCAGTCTAAGAACTTGGTAGTCAATGTGGGCCTTCAGTACATGGCGGGTTCTGCTTTGACTTCAGTTACCCAGATTACCTCTTGGTTCCTTGGCCTGTACGGTGCTGGTGCATCAAACACACCCGCGGCTGGCGACACAATGTCTTCTCACGCTGGTTGGACTGAAGTTACGGCTTACAGCAATGCAACCCGTGTGGCGGCTACATTTGTTACTGCTACGGCGGCTAATCCTTCTGTGGTAACTAACACGGCTTCTCCTGCCACGTTTAACATCAACGGCACAACAACTGTGGGCGGGGCGTTCCTGACCAGTGGTAGTGCTAAAGGCGGTACAACTGGGACTTTGTTCTCAGCGGCTGACTTTGGCTCACCCGGTGATCGTTCTGTGGTGAGCAGTGATACTTTGTCTGTGACTTACACATTCAGCTTGGCGGGCTAATATGTCAGCGTGGGGTTCCGGCGCATGGGGTGATGGTGGCTGGGGCTTCACGGCTTTTTCAAGCACGGTTGATGAGACTGCGACAGGCACAGATGCGGTAACGGCGGTAATCAGTGTTAATTCTTCGGTTAGTGAGACTGCCACGGGAACAGACGCTGTATCAAGTTTGGTACAAGTCAACGCGGCGGTTGATGAGACAAGTACGGGAACAGATGCGGTAAGCGCTTTTGCTACTTTTGTAGTAGCGGTCAGTGAAACGGGTACGGGTAGTGATGACATAACAGCATTGCTCACAATGAGTGTCTCGGTTACTGAGACTGCTACGGGGTCTGATGCGGATGCGGCGTTTGCCAACTTCTTGGGTCAGATCACAGAGACAGCGACAATTACGGATGATACAAACTCATCCTTTGCGTTCTTGGTCACCATAGATGAAACGGCAACCGGAACGGATGCGGTAGTAAGTAGTTTGTCTGTTGGGGCGGTGGTCGATGAGACAGCTACTGGAACAGATGCTGTTAATGCAAATGTTACATTTACTGGTGTGATTGCAGAGACTGCAACGGGTACAGACGAAGATACAGCGGCGGCGGCTTTTATAGCTTCTCTTACTGAGTCAGCAACTGGGACAGATTCAATCACAGCAAAGTTTTTCTGGGAAATTATTGATGACACGCAGACAGCAAACTGGCAGAATATCGGTAATACGCAGACAGCCAATTGGCAGAATATTGGCAACACGCAAACAGCAGCTTGGACTGATGTTTCAACAACTTAGGAGCATTTAAATGCCAGCAACAACAACTCTTTTAGGCTTGGTCACTCCCACGCAGGGAACGCTCTCTGGTACGTGGGGCGATACCGTCAACTACGGTATTTCTGATTATGTTGATATTGCTGTTGCGGGCACATTAACTCTGACCAATGACGGCGCAGTTACTCTGGCTAATACCACAGGTAGTTCTGCGGGTTCAAACATTACATCCAGTCTGACAGGCGCGGGTACGGTTACAGCGCAGTTTGCCATTGTTAAAGTTACAGGTACGCTGACAGTCGCTAAAGTAGTCACAGGCCCAAGCTACAGCAAGACATACACAGTGGTTAACTCTGCCACTGGCGGTATCGTTACGTTCAAGGCATCAGGCCAGACTGGTGTTTCTGTTGCTGTGGGCGAGACAGCGTTTGTTTACTTTAACGGTACAGACTATGTGAAGGTTGTCGGTACGGCTACGGCTGGTGCTGCTGGTGGCTCTAACACTCAGGTTCAGTTCAACAGTTCCGGCATCTTGTCTGGTTCTTCTAGCCTGACATGGAACGGTACGTCTTTATCTGCCACGCAGATTGACATCACTGCTCAAGGCCAACTGCGTCTTCAAGACACGACTGGCGGTGAGTATGTAGCCCTTCGCGCACCTGCGACACTGGGTGCTAATTACACACTGACATTCCCCGCAGATGACGGCACAAGCGGTCAAGCTCTGATTACGGACGGCTCTGGTGTTCTGTCTTGGTCTACAGCGGCTTCTGGTGATGTGTACGGCCCAGCCTCTGCTACGAACAACGGTATTGTTCTGTTTAACAGCACAACAGGAAAGATCATTAAAGACTCTGCCGCGCAGGATGGTCTGATCTATGGTCTGACTGTTGGTCGTGGTGCAGGTGCTGTGGCTACCAATACTGCGGTGGGTGCGAGTGCTTTGGCGGCAAATACAACTGGTAGCAGTAACACTGGACTTGGGAATGGTGCTTTAGCGTCTAATACAACTGGTGTTCATAATGTTGCTGTCGGTGTGTCTGCCCTTGGCTCAAACATAAGTGGGGATAGTAATGTAGCCGTTGGAACTTTTGCCCTTCAGCCCAATACTACGGGAAGCAATAACACAGCCGTAGGAAGAAACGCTCTAAGATTTACAACTAATAGCGATAACACGGGTATTGGATATAACGCTCTTGGTAGTAACAGCACAGGACAATACAACATAGCCGTTGGGTCAAGTGCACTCAACTCCAACACCACAGCATCTAACAACACTGCTGTAGGGTATCAAGCGGCTTACGCAAATACTACAGGTACTGGATTAACTGCAATTGGCTCACAAGCACTTCTTGCCAACACTACAGGTCAAAGAAACATTGCAATTGGTGGATTTGACAATACCTCGGGTAATGGCGCGGCACTTGTTGCCAACACAACTGGCATTGGAAACATTGGTGTGGGTGTTTCTGCCCTTAACAGCAATACTACAGGTGGTCGTAACACGGCAGTTGGTGATGCCGCACTTAAAGCAAACACCACAGCATCTAATAACACTGCGGTAGGCTATCAGGCATTAGATGCAAACACAACTGGCGCAACCAACACTGCTTTAGGTTCACAGGCACTTGGTGCAAACACCACCGCCTCAGACAACACAGGAATAGGGTATCAGGCGGGGTTTAGCAATACTACGGGCACTTCAATCGTTGCTTTAGGGGTTAACGCCCTTTATGCAAACACTACTGGGAACAATAACACAGCCGTGGGTCATCAAGCCCTTACCGCTAACACTACAGCAGGAAACAATACAGCGTTTGGCTATCAAGCTGGAACTGCAAATACCACAGGTTCGGCTATAAATGCATTTGGCTACTTAGCACTAGACGCAAACACCACTGGGTCAAACAACATTGCGATGGGCAACAACGCATTGGGAGCAAACACCACAGGTAGTTTTAATGTTGCTATGGGTGATAACGCATTGTTAGCAAATACTACTGCTAACGACAATGTAGCTGTTGGACAGTCTGCACTAGATGCAAACACAACTGGCGCATCAAATACGGCAATTGGTAGGGACGCACTTGGAGCCAACACCACATCATCCCAAAACACCGCAATAGGTCATCTGGCAGGGTCTTCCAACACTACTGGCACGATTACAGCAGTAGGCGTTTCTGCGCTTCAATCTAACACCACAGGTCTAGTAAATACTGCGGTAGGAGGAACCCAATCTGGAGTAACTGGCGCATTAGTAAGCAACACTACTGGTTCTTATAATACTGCGGTGGGTGTAGGAGCGTTAACCACAAACACAACTGCTGATGGAAACACAGCAATGGGTTATCAATCGCTTTACCTCAATACCACAGGCACAAACAATGCTGCATTTGGTCTTTCCGCACTTGCCGCAAACACCACAGCTTCTAACAATACCGCAGTAGGGTATCAAGCATTAGACTCAAACACTACTGGCGCTACAAATACTGCTGTTGGTACTCAAGCACTTCAAGCCAACACCACAGGCAACAATAGTACCGCTTTTGGTTATCGTGCGTTATATAACAATACTGCAAACGGCAATTCTGCTTTTGGTAGTAATACAATGTTAGCCAATACAACAGGCACACGAAACTCTGCATTTGGTGCAAGTGTTGAAGGTTTTTACAATGGGCCTCTTTCGGGGAATACAACGGGCAGTAGCAACTCTGCTTTTGGCGCTGCTTCCTTACTTGCAAACACTACTGGCTCTTTTAACTCAGCATTTGGTGAATTAGCATTATTTTCCAACACCACAGCATCAAACAACACTGCTGTTGGTTATCAGGCGGGATATAGCAATACAACTGGTGCAATTACAGCGGTTGGGCGTTTAGCGCTTTACTCACACACTACAGGAACTTCCAATGTTGCTCTGGGAAACTCTGCCGGATACGGCATTACCACTGGTAACTATAATATTGCAATAGGAGAGTCTACTTTATATAGCAATGCTACTGCTTCAAATAATGTAGCAATTGGATACACGGCTCTTGGCACTAACACTACAGGCGATAGAAATACTGTTGTTGGTAATCAAGCTGGATATACAAATGCAACTGGAACTGTTAATACATTTATTGGATACCGTGCAGGGTATTCTAATTACACTACTAGTGGCTGTGTATTTGTCGGTGCGTTTGTTGGAGAAAACAGTACTGGAGCAAACAACGTCGCTGTTGGCGGTGCTAACGTCGGGGTGACAAATACCACTTTTCAAGCTAACACAACAGGTAACGCAAACACCGCAGTCGGTTCCGCTGTCATGACTGCAAACACCACTGGTAGTAGTAACGTGGGTATGGGTTATGCGGCACTTATTACAAACACCACAGGTGGAAGCAATACTGCTGTAGGTTATTGGGCGCTATACTCAAACACCACAGCCGATAGAAACACGGCAATTGGTTATTTAGCTGGGTCAGCAAATACTACTGGAACATTAACTGCTGTTGGTGCTTATACGCTCCAATCCAATACCACTGGAATAGGTAATACCGCAATAGGCGGCAATGACAATGCTATTGGAGCCGCATTACAAGCCAACACAACAGGTAGTTACAATATTGCCGTTGGCACAGGTACTTTGCTGGGTAATACAACAGCATCTAAAAACACAGCCGTTGGTTATCAAGCACTTACAGCCAACACCACAGCCGCAAGCAGTGTTGCGGTTGGTTATCAAACTCTTAAAGCCAACACAACTGGAACTGCTAATGCGGCTTTAGGGGAAAGCGCCCTCTTTTCCAACACCACAGCTTCCAATAACACTGCCGTAGGTTATCAGGCGGCATATAACCTTGCTACAGCAGTCAATGGAGGAAACGGAACATTCATTGGGTATCAATCTGGCTACTCATTAAATAACCCAGTTACTGGATATGCGGAAAACACATTTATTGGTTTCCGTGCTGGCTTTGGAGTTACAACAGGGGTTAAAAATACCTTTATTGGTATTGGTGCTAATGGTTCTGGCGGCGCGGGTAACGCAGTTACTACTGGAAACAACAATACCATTATTGGGGCTTACTCAGGCAACCAAGGTGGCCTAGACATTCGCACAGCAAGCAACTACATCGTGCTGTCTGATGGGGATGGGAATCCACGGGGTATCTTTAATGGTAGCGGTGTTTTTTTAGTAGGTAAAACGGCATCAGGTGTTGAATTTTCTGCAAAGGGAACTCAATTAGACCAAGATGGTGGAACTTATTTTTGTAGAGATGCACTCCCAGCAATTCACGTATCTCGTCTTACTAGTGACGGTGCTGTTGTAAATTTTCATAGAGGCATATCAACACCAGTTGGAACTATTAGTGTTACTGCTACAGCCACAGCCTATAACACTTCATCCGACTACCGCCTAAAAAACACCATTGCACCAATGACAGGCGCATTGGCTAAAGTTGCATTGCTTAAACCTTGCACATATAAATGGAACGCTGATGGCTCTGATGGCGAAGGCTTCATTGCTCACGAGTTGGCTGAAGTTGTGCCTCAATGCGTAAGCGGTGAAAAAGATGCTGTAGATGCTGAAGGCAAACCACAATACCAAGGTATTGATGTGTCATTCTTGGTGGCTACATTAACTGCCGCTATTCAAGAACAACAAGCAATTATTCTCTCACTCAAGGCACGTTTGGATGCCGCTAATCTTTAAACTGAAAGGTAAATCATGACAACTTTTACAACTACCATCACCTCGATGTACACGCTCGACACTCCCGATCCGGGGTATGTCGTTAATGCCCTTTGGCAGGTCACTGGCGTAGACGGCTCTAACACTGCCTCTATCGGTGGCAACACGCAGTTCAACTCTGCTGACCAAGAGGGTGCATTCATCCCCTACGCCAGCCTGACTGAAGCCACCGTCATTGGTTGGATTCCTGAGTCACAAATTACAAGCGCACAGCAGTGTGTGCAGGGACAAATCGACAGCATGATTACACCGCCTGTCAGCCCTGAAGCACAGCCCCTGCCTT